TGGGAATGGTGGAAATGTCCGGTCTTGATACTTCGTCTGCCATGATGGGTCTTAAGACCGCCATGAAAAATGCGACGAAGGACGGAAAGACACTGGATCAGGCGCTGGCCGGATTCTCCGAGACCATGAAGGGAAACGGTTCTGAAACAGAAAAGCTGCAAGCAGCCTATGACCTTTTCGGAAGCAAGGCTGGCGCGGCCATCTATAACGCTGTCCAAAGCGGGAAGCTGAGTCTTGATGACCTTGCCGGTTCCCTCGGTGATTTTGAGGGAAGTGTCGAGAACACCTTCAACGAGACTCTCGATCCGATTGACCAGTTCAAGATGACAATGAACTCCCTGAAGGAGACAGGTGCAGAAATCGGAAACACCCTCGCTACCGTTCTTGCTCCTGTCTTAAAGGACATCTCCGCAGCACTAAAAGGTTTTGCTGAAATGTGGAGCAAGATTCCGGCTCCAGTGCAACAGACGATTGTAAAGATCGCTCTTGTGGCGGCAGCTATCGGCCCGATTCTCGTCGTGGTCGGAAAAATCATATCCGCCGTCGGTACAATCATGACGATCATACCGCAGGTTTCCGCTGCTATCGGTGTGGTAAAAGGTGCAATGGCAGCACTGAACGCTACCATGCTGGCAAATCCTATCGTCCTGATTATCGCTGCGATTACTGCGCTGGTGGCTGCCTTCATCTATCTGTGGAATACGAACGAGGGCTTCCGGCAGTTCTGGATCGACCTCTGGGAGAACATCAAGCAGGCGGTGATTACCGCTTGGGAAGCGATCAAGAGCTTCTTCTCCACGGTCTGGGAAACCATAAAAGGCATCTTCGAAACTGCAGTAAACGGGATCAGCACCTTCCTTACCAATGCGTGGACAGCAATCACTACCACGGTGCAGACGGTTTTTAATGCCATAAAGACCTTCTTTGAAACAATATGGAATGCCATAAAGACCGTTTTCGAGACCGTATTTAATGTGATTAAAACCATCGTCACCACCTATTTCAATATTTACAAGACGATCATCGAGACCGTCCTGAATGTGATAAAAACAGTGGTCACGACGGTATGGAACGCCATAAAGACTGTAATCACCACGGTCGTCACGGCAATCCAGACCTTTATCACCACGGCTTGGAATGCGATAAAGACAGCTGTCAGCACGGTAATGAATGCCATAAAGACTGTGGTTTCCACTGTCTGGAACGGCATCAAAACAACAATCATGACCGTGGTGAATACCGTGAAAAACGGTATCTCCACAGCATTCAATACCATTAAGAGCACTATCACAAACGTCTTAAATTGCATCAAAAATACAGTATCAAATGTGTTCAATGGGATCTGGAGTTTCATCTCCGGCATCGTGAACAAGCTGAAGAATGTTTTCAACTTCCACTGGGAGCTCCCGAAGATCAAGCTGCCGCACTTTTCTATTTCCGGCAGTTTCTCTTTAAACCCGCCTTCCATCCCGCACTTCTCTGTGGAATGGTACAAGAAAGCCATGGGAAACGGCATGATCCTCGATTCACCGACTATCTTCGGCATGAGCGGAAACACCCTCCTCGGCGGAGGAGAAGCCGGTGCGGAAGCCATCGTCGGAGTAGACTCCCTGCGCAGCATGATTCAGGATGCCGTGGCCGGACAGACCTCTGCTATCGTTACGGCTCTTTCCGGCTTCGGCGGCAGTGGCGATATCACAATCCCGGTATATCTTGGAGGCACGCTGCTTGACGAGACGATTGTCACAGCTCAGCAGCGAATGGCGCTCCGGTCAGGAGGCAGATGATGGCTTTTTCACACTATTTGAATATTGACGGCGTAGAGATGCCGCTTCCAGCCTCCTATGACCTGTCCCTCTCTGATGTGGAGGCGGACAGCTCAGGTGAAACGGAGGCCGGAACCACCCAGCGAGATATCGTCCGCTCCGGCGTGGTAAAAATCTCTGTGTCCTTTCAGGTTTCTCCCGCATGGCTTAAGAAACTGTCACTCATGCGGGCAAAGCCGAAGCTCACAGTCGCTTTCTTTAATACGGACACGATGATTCGTGAAACACGAGAAATGTATATAGACGGCTTCAAGACATCCCTTGCCCACGACACCAGTAAAAAAGGCTTGTGGAAGGTCAGCTTTGATTTGAACGAATACTAACAGAAAGGAGCGGCGCGATGTACAGCGTATCTGATTCATATAAAACAGCGATACAGGACAACACCCGCTCCTTTTCATGGTCGGGAACAATTACTACCACATCCGGGAAGGTCTATCCCTTCGAGAATAAGGATATTGTAAAAGGCTCCGGTTACGTTTCAAGACAGTGCTCCGGCTCTTCCGAGATAGAGCTTGGCTCCGTTTATGCTGCGGAGCTTGGGATGTCGCTGTTTTCCGACATTGACCGATATTCCTTGGAAAATGCCGAGGTGAAGCTTGTCTTTCACATGTTCCTCCCGAACGACACCGTTGAGGATGTCCCGATGGGCATCTTCTATGTTGCTGAGGCAAACCGGAAGATAAAAACGCTTGAGATTAAAGCCTATGACGCGATGCTGAACTTCGATAAATCATATAGTGAGGCTCAATCCAGCGGATATCCTTATGATTTTCTCACTGCAATGTGTACGACATGCCATGTGGAGCTTGCTCATACGCAGGAAGAAATCGAAGCCCTGCCAAACGGCGCAGAGCTCCTTGGTATTTATCCGGATAATGATATCGAAACTTGGCGTGACTTCCTGCATTATCTCGCGCAGGCGCTCTGCTCGTTTGCCTTTATCAACCGCGAGGGAAAGCTGCAGCTGGTTCAGTACGGTGAAAGCCCAGTATGTACGGTAAATAACACCCACCGCTATTCCAGCAGCTTCTCGGATTTCGTGACAAGGTATACTGCGATCAGCTCCACAAACCGACGTACTAATACCGCCGAATATTATTCTCTCGATCCCGACGACGGCCTCACCATGAATCTTGAGACAAACCCTCTGCTGCAGTTTGGACTTGATGAGACCAGAAGCCGTATTCTCAACAACATCCTGAATGCAATCTCGGTCATTCGGTATGTTCCGTTTGATTCCGAGACCATAGGTGATCCTGCTCTGGAACCCGGCGATGTGCTCACTTTTACCGGCGGGCAGGCAGATGCCTCCCAGATGGCTGCGATCACCTCCATCACAACAAAGATCAATGGAAAATGCTCCTTAAAATGCGTCGGTAAGAATCCTCGCCTCGCGGAAGCAAAAAGCAAAAATGATAAAGATATCACCGGGCTTATCAATTCTGTCGAGAGCACAAAGATGGCGACCTACTCCTATATGAATGCCATGCCATACACTCTTGGCGAAGAACCGGTATTCATCGTCAGTCTGGAATTTGCCACACAGGAAGAAACTGACTGCGAGTTCAAAGCCGCCGTACTCATAAATGTTACGGCAGAACCTGTGGATCGTTCCGTTACAGCCGAGGGCACAGGAACAACTATTCTTCCTGAAGAGACCAAGGATGAGAACGATAATCCCATCACCAATGACAGAGAACTTGAAACCACTGTTACCGTACCTGTGGAATGGCAGGAGGACGGCCAGTCTGTCATCAGAGTCGGGTATGTTGTTGACGGCCATGAGGTGGAGGAATTCCATCCGATGGAGACTTGGCACACCGGTGCTCATATTCTGAACCTGTTTTATCCGCTTCTGGATATGACAGAAAAGACACTGCACACCTTTGCCGTATGGATCACTATTGCTCCCGGCAGCGCAACAATAAATGCTCAGAACATCATTGCTTCCATCACCGGTCAAGGCTTGGGTGCTCAGGACAGATGGAATGGCCGCATTGATGCCAATGACGATTATATTCCGCTCGTGCTTTCTGGCCTTCAGCATCTCCCCTTTGAAGAAGCCATGGAGACCATTCTCCATACACCGGAACCAGCCGGAGCTTCTGATGCTGTGTCGCCGATGCTCCTATCCGGCATGGCGCTTTATGCCCTTTCCGACAACGTGCGCACCTTTGCGCCTATTGTTCATGACATCGTGGATGTAAGCGACAAACGGAAGATGTCATACATCCGAGACTATATAGAGGATGATACACAGTTTTCTCTCCGGAAGTCTTACACAATTTTTGGTGGCACTGAGCGAAACCTGAACCGTGGCCGTATGGATTCGCTGACCATTTCAACAGCGGATTTTGATTCACTGACAAGCATCGTAATCAATCCGTTTGTTACGGAACCATTCATAAATGGAAGAATCCTCCCGGCACGGGTACTCACAGACACGGCCTATACCATTCATGAAAATGGCAGCCTGAAGCTAAAGACCGAGTATGCGGAACTCATCGAGGGTGAGACAGCAGAAATCGACCGAGGCAGACTTGCGGTCTATCCGCTTGGGCTTACCGCATTCGAAACGATAACAAAACTGGAGGTGCAAAGTGGCTGATTATTTTTCTATTTCAGAGCTTCTTCAAAGCACTGATAACATGACCTATATACGAAACAACGTCGGAAATGACAGTGGCACCGATACTATTCCCGGTGTCAGCTGGTTTACCTACAATTCCGTAACTGCTGAGAATATCTATGTAAACGGAAACTCGTGGATGGGGATTGGCACCAATGGCGAACAGGTAAAAGTCCACAGGCGTGATGCCAAGAGCTGGACGGTTCGACGAGAGGAAGGGACGATCTACAACCACTACAGGTTTTTGCGCGTCCGCTGGGAGGGATACTCACAGTACAGCATGACGAGTGCTGATGTAAAGCTGGTCTGGGATCTGCTGCTTCTGGATACCGGAGATATCGTTCTTCACGTTGAAACGATACCGACAAACCCTTCCTATCTTGGCGAGTGTACTCTCGTGACAGGCTCCGGTAATATTGCCTTTACTCCAACTGCCGAAGGAATAGTTACCTTCCTGCATCAAGATGATACGGGGAAGGCTTTCGTACTTTCACAAAACCTGCCAGTACTGCTCGATCCATACAACCGGCGCTATCTGATCACGGATGCGAACGACGACCTCTACACCATAGAGGAAGGTGCGCTCTTAAAACTCAACGAAACCGAACTTACAGCAGAGGTTTTTGAAACTTACGGCGTACAGGATATCCCGGACGGAGCCCTGATTCTTACGCTTACTGATCCGACGATTCTCTACTGGCACGATTCCCAGAACAGGTTCCCGCCCTTCACGGCGAGTTACACCGGCGTGCCGAAGCCGCAGGTCATCTACTCGGAAAATATCGACATGTCCGATTCATCTATTATTGGCATTGAGAAGGTCACAGTAGACTGCGATGATTCAGCGCTCTTTGCCGTTTCCTTTGATGCCGGAGAAAGCTGGTGGACTTATACCGGCTCCTCGTGGGCAAGGTTATCGGAGGAAGCATCCGGTATGTCGAAAGCCGCACTGGAAGCTATCTCTACAAATGCATGGG